TCGCGGAAGTCCACTCTCGTGATCGATCAGCGTCTGGCACTGTCGGTCGAGGATGTATTCAGTTATGACCCCATTATCGCAAACGGATTTTCGCTCGCAAGGGGTCTAGATCAAAATTGTGGAGGCAAGTAGATCTTTCGCTTCTTGGCTTTCGGTTGCTCGGCTCGGGCTTCGACGCTGGTTGCGGGGTTGGCGGGAAATGTCACGACCGACACCTCAAGCAACTTGGCAAGTTGCACGACTCGCGTTCCTTTGGTTTCGCCCTTGGCAGGTGGCTCGTAGGTTTCCTTCAGGCAGATGAACCCAAATGAGCACTGCGTCACAATGCCTGCACGCACCAGCGCGTGCGCTTCCTCGCTTGTGTCGGTGTCGGGAAGGTCGCACTCGAAGCACAGACCCGAACGATCCGCATAGACCTTCAGGTTGCCTGCGCTCACTCGACCCATCGGCTTGGCGGTGTCGTGGTTCCACAGCAAGGCGATCTTGTCGCCGTCGGCTGCGATCGATGCGTCGAAGCATGTCGGCTCGAGACGCTCGTAGCAGTTGCCCATGTCGTATCGCTCCCAATTCGCGGCGATGCCGTTGAGGCGTAGCGGCTCACCGGGCTGTGGCTCGGTTTGCTCGATGCGTACTGCGCCAGCCTTGCGGGTTTCGATGTTGCTCATAGTGTCTCCTTGTTGGTTTGAATGAGTTCTTGAATCAGGCGCGTGGCGAGAGCCACGGCCGTCTCGGTGTGTCCTGTGTTGTGCCAGTCGGCATTGCGTGCTTCGGTCTTGATCGATTCTGCGAATGCATTTGCAATGGATATTCCATCGCTTGCGCGGTCGCTGTGACCTTGCAGAACAAGCAGACCCCGCATGATCGGTGCAATCTCTGACGCTATGCGTGAGACATCTGGTATCCAGGCTTGCAACTTTGCCGCGCTGCGACAACCTCGTCTGTATTTTGCTTCTGCCTCACAGCATCGAGTCATTGCTGCGAGAGCGGATGGATAAAACAAGTCAACTGCACGATCAAGTGGATTAACGGTCGACTTCACTTCAGTCGGGTCAATGTTGACCGACGCTGGCACAACATCCGACTGCGGCGGCTCAATCTGTGTTTCGGTTTCAGTTGTGACATTCGGCGAAACAGGTGCAGCCGCAGTCGGAGTGCTTGTGTTCAGAGGCAGTCGGATCGACTCGCCGCCAGCAACGGCAGGCAATCCTTCACGCGCTCTGATTTCGTTGGGGGTCAAGATGCCGTTGGTGACGGCAACGGCATACGCGCTGAAGCGGGTGCTCATGTCGCCGCGCAACAGATCATCGAATGAGATGCGGGTCGTGACATCGTCGCCGCGCCTGATCAATTTGCGATTGACTTCTTGCTCGAGTCGAGCCGCCCAACCCGCAAGCGTGCTCTGCACGAAAACAGCGTTGGCTTGTTCAGCTGACGAGTACGACACGCCGTCGTTGTCGCCGACGCGGTGGCTCGGCACATTGAATGCAGCGGCGATCTGTTGGCGACAGAACTTCTTCATCGAGTCAAGGTCGCTGTCTTTGGCGTTGGTGCTGATTGCGTCGTACTTGAGACCTTCCTCAAGAATCGCAACCTTGCCCGCACCTTGTGCGCCTGAGTGCACGCGGGCAAATGCCTCGCGCAATCTGTTCGCACCTTCCGCGCTCAGTCTGCCCGGCATCGAGAGCACGCCAGCGGGTCGACAGTTGTTGGCAAAGAATCGAGATGTGAACTCTTGCAACTCCAACTCCATGCCGATCAGGTCGCGCATGCGGTGAATTGCCGCTTCTCCGAGCAGGCCGTCGGCGGATGGCCCGACAATATGCAAGATGTCGTAAGGGCGAAATTTGCGAGACTTGATCTCAGGACTTGCGCTCTCGTCAGCCTTGCCTGTCCAGTATTGGTAATAGGGTTGATTTGCAGGATCGCGCATCATGTACATCAAGTCAGGTCGCAGTCGCTCAAGTCCGATCGGTGTGCCTGCGGGATTGCGATTGATGAAAGCAAACGAATTGCCATAGAGCAAACAGTCGGAAATCTGCGCCTCACGAAACACAAACGATGTCATGTCCTCGTTGGCTTCGCCGTTGAGCAGCTGGTACACAGGATGCGTCACATCATTGCTCGCGCCGTCCGCGCTGTTGCGCAGAACTTGCCACGGCATTCGCGCCAAAGTCTGCGAGATCAATCGCACGCAGGCGTAGACAGTCGGAGCCTCCATTGCGTTGTGAGGTGAAATGGTCTTGCCAGTCCACGCCCATGAACTCACATAGGACTGGATGCCGCCTGAGATCGGTTGTCCAATTGGCTGATTGTCCTCGAATAAAGATCGTGGCGGAGTTTTGCCGAGTGCGCGTGTGATGAGATCGATTAGACCCATTGCATATTTCCTTGTTCGTAGATGGAGGTTGGTGTTGCGTCTTTGTGCACCATGCACGCGAGCGCCGTGACGAGCGCGGCGATGCAATCGATGCGCTCCGTCGAACTGCTTTTCGATGGTTTAATGTTGCCCGCTGGATCCGTGTCGATACATGTCGATGCCATACAAAAATTTGCCACGGCATGATTTCCATGTTTGATAGATTTTCCGAGCACGAGGGCTTCTAATGCTTTTGCAGGCTCGCTTAAACTGCGAAAGCCTTGGCGCACCTCAAGCATTGGCAAACCTTCCTGCTGTAGCCCGACTGCGAACTGCGTTGCGTTCCAAGGGTCGTAGCCGACTGCTTTCACCGAGCGGGCAATCTTGGCGATGTCGCGGATCTTTTGCGCCACATACTCATAATCAATCACATTGCCCGGTGTGGCGATTAGTGATCCTTGCGAAGCCCAAACATCGTAAGGAACCCGATCAACGCGGGATCTGCGGCGAATGCCTTCCTCGGGACAGAATGCATACGAAAGAAAAGCCACACGCTCATCTTCGTCGACAGTGATGACTGCGACCGATGTCAGATCGGTGGTTGTCGAAAGATCGACTCCGATGTAGATGTCCTTGCCTGCAAAGTATTGCTCGTCGATCTCGGGCGCGGCGCACGCGGCCCACGACTCAAGCGAGATCCATCGCTTCTTTGTTTCTGTCCACTGGCACAAGTACAACTGCCTGAATGCGATTTCGTGACCGGGTAACTCTTGCGCCTTCTCGCATTCGCTTTGCAAGAATGATTCTTCAACGCTCACGCCGAGATTCGGGTTTGCTGCTTTCCACACCGCAGGCGATTTCCAGTCCGCATCTTTGTCAGCACCGAACAGCACTGGTAAGTGCGAGCGGTCGACAACAGTGCCCGAGCGAACTTTCTCAGCAAATTCTCTTTGCTGATAGCACAGCGAATGCTTGTCATGGCCCGCAGTGGTGATCGCAATCGAGAGCGGTTCTTGTCGCGCGCCAACTCCAGTCTGCATTGCATCCCACAGATCACGATTCGGAGCGGTGTGCAACTCGTCGTAGATGATGCACGATGGACTCTTGCCGTGCTTCGTGCCAGCGTCCGCGCTCAAGATCTCGATCTTGCCGTTGTTCTTTGAGCATGTAATCGTGTTGCGATAAATCTCAAGCACGCTCGACAACGCAGGACACGCTCGGATCATTGCCTTGCATGCGTCGCCGACGATCGCCGCTTGGTCTCGACTTGATGCACAGCAGTAGACCTCGGGGCTGTTCTCTCCGCTGGCGAGCAGCGACCACAGCGCAAGGCCCGCAATCAATGTGCTCTTTCCGTTCTTGCGGGCGACTTCGATGTATGCGGATCGGTATCGGCGCGTGCCGTCGGCGCGTTGCCAGCCAATTAGGTTTCCGACGATCGCCTTTTGCCACGGCTGAAGTTCAAAGGGTTGACCCGCCCACTTGCCTTTTGAATGTTGCAACGCCTGAGAAAAGAATGCGAAAGCAGCGTCGGCTTTTGATTGCACGAAGTGATCGCCGTCGCCCGCAGTCGCGACTGCGTCGTATCCGGGCAAGTCGTATCGCTTAGGATCCGAACTTGAACAGGTTTTTGATCGTGTCTTCTTTG